CCCCGTTACCCACGCGATAGTATGACAACACCGACGCGCCGAACACACTGGCTGCCAAGGAAGACACATCGCGGTCGGCGTGGATCAAGATCCACCACGTCGAGCCTTACATCGGAGGTTCCATCCATCTCCGAATTAAGATCGGAATTGAGCAAGGTGGAGGAGGAGGTCCCTCAAATATGGACGGATGTGGAGGTCCGCTTATTGGGGTTCCTTCGGGGGCGGTTGTACGGAGCAACTCGAACGCCGGCAACCCCCCAATCCCTGAACTTGCAGGGGATGAATTGGTGCGCGAAGAACAGCGAGCACCTAGGGGAATACCAACACCCCGCGGCCCAAGCGTCACTGGTGGCACGTTGTGTGAACGTGGTGCTACCGCCCAGCCTGGAGGAGGCCGGGTTAATGGAGACATACCAACGGGAAGGCGATGCGATTCACGCTTTCAACCTTGGGCTAGCAGAGATGGGGGATCGGCGCGAAGATCTGCGCTGGATTATAGGAGCGGCAGGTGTGACATCTGCGGCGGTGGGGGCCGCCTTAGCCGCATCTGGAACAAGCAAGATCTTGGGCGCCGGCTTGTGCGCTGTTGGGACTGTGGCCGCGGGCATCTTTGGTTGGAGCAAAGCCCGTGACACTTACCGACGCGCCAAAGCCGCACGCTGGTATTAGGACAGCCCGGTGCGTGTGCCTGCTGTGTGCGCGGCTCCAAAGACCATGGAGAAAGTCGCTGACTGGCATGGCACACCAAAACCGCCAGCATCTAAGGGCTGTGAATCTCGTCGTCGCCTGATCCGAATTGTGCCCCCAATATTCGGTCTCTGGCACTGCTTCACCCACACCAGCTGCATATGCAATGATACCATCGCATGTGTCAATAGGGTCATAGGTGAAACACCGGTCCCCACCGTGAAGGGAGTTATGCGCATAGAGAACTCACTGCGTAGGCTCTGGCCATATAAAACCATGGCCCCCCTCACGTTGGAAGAGTCCCTAGCGTCATTTAAAGGGACTAAACGCAAGCTATACCAGCGCGCGTACGACTCGCTACTCGTGGAGCCATTAGGGCACAAGGACGCCAGGGTCAAAGCTTTCGTTAAAGCCGAAAAGTTTGATCCTGCCGCCAAGGTGAACCCTGACCCACGAATGATACAATCGCGAGACCCGCGCTATAACCTCGAGCTCGCTCGATTTTTGAGGCCACTAGAACATCAGGTGTACTCACTTAAATCGGGCGGGCTCCCGGTTATTGCCAAGTGCCTTAATCCCATCCAGAGAGCAGACCTACTTCGTAAGAAGATGGGCATGTTCAAAAATCCAGCAGTGTTATCGCTGGATTGTACTAGATGGGATAAGCACATCCACCGAAAGGTCCTGGATGCCGAGCATGATTTTTATCAAGCATGGTATCCTGGTGACCTCCATTTGGAACGACTGCTGCAGATGCAGAAGGTCAACCACTGCACTACCAGCAATGGGTTGCGGTATGTCGTCAATGGGGGCAGGATGAGCGGAGATATGAACACCGCTCTTGGAAACTGTGTGCTTGCGGTTGCTATGACCGACGCAGCAATGCAGCAGATGAAGTGCCATTATGAGATAATTGATGATGGCGACGACGTTATGGTCGTGATAGAACAGGAGGATGTCGCCCGCGTATGTGCGGCGCTCCCGGGGATGTTTCTGGAGTACGGGCAGGAGCTGAAGATCGAAAACATCGCCACCGAGTATCAACAGGTGGTCTTCTGCCAGTGCAAGCCTACCTGGAATGGTAAGCTCTGGACTATGGCGAGGGACTGGCGTAAGGTCCTTTCGCAGTCGTGCTGTGGCACCAAACACTGGAATGATCCTAACATGGTTCCAGGTATGTTTGGGATGCTTGGTGATTGTGAGAACGCGTTGCATGGAGGGATTCCTATCCTCCAAGCCTTCGCCACTAGGCTTCGTGAGTTGTCTGGTGGTAAGAGGGCTAGGATGGAGCATATGGATTCTTCCTATCAATATCGCATCGGTTCTTACCAACTGGGGGAAATAGATCGTCTCCCAGCTGCACCCATCACCGAAGAGGCCAGGCACGAATTTGAGAAAACCTGGGGTGTGGATATAAACACCCAGATAGCCGTCGAGTGGCACATTGCTCGATGGACCCCAGGTATCTACCACCATGACGTGGGTCCAGAACTGACACCAGAGTGGGATCAGTGGTTACATCCTAGTATTCCTGTACCGACAGTGCTCTAGGGGGTGGGCAGCACATCAGTTAACAACCGCATCGATAGTGGAGTCCTGGCGGGGAAACCAGCCCACAAAACGGTTAACCAGGCGCTGGCCCGGTTGTTATTGATGTCCTGTAGTCTCCTTTAGAAATGACGGTGGAGTAGTGGAGCGAGAGCCTCACGACCATTGGCGGTCACTGCGCGTAGAAGTATGCCACTAAGTGGCAGGGTCCGTTACAGCGCAGGTGGTAAATGTGTGTACAACCCTTTGTGGGCC